ATCTTGATCATCTTGGTTATCCCACATTTGGAATTGGACATTTAATACTTGATCATGATCCTGAGCACGGACTTATGATTGGAGACGGTGTTTCAGAAGAAAGAGTAAAAGAAGCATTTTATCGTGACTTTGATATTGCACTTACAGAGTGTAAAATGTTGTATGATTGCTGGGACAATTTTCCAGATGAAGTACAAGAAGTGTTAATAAATATGATGTTTAATCTTGGGCGACCACGATTAAGTAAATTCAAAAAAATGAACGCTGCACTAGCATCTGGAGATTTAGAAACTGCTGCAATTGAAGGCAGAGACTCCCGATGGTATGTACAGGTAGGCGATCGCGCTGAGCGATTGATGACAAGGTTGGAAGTATGCTCCAAGCACTAATCGGACCAGTAGCTGGACTACTGGATAAGTTTATTCCTGACGCAGATCAGAAGATGAAAATTGCGGCAGAGTTAAGTACGATGGCGGAACGACACGCCCAAGAATTAGCAAAAGGACAGCTAGAAGTAAATAAAGTTGAAGCCGCGAGCAAGAGTATGTTTGTGGCTGGTTGGAGACCTGCCGTTGGGTGGGTATGTGTACTCGGTATGGCTATGAATTTTATCATAGTTCCACTGGGTAATTTCGGGCTATCAGTGGCAAATATACAAGTAGTAATTCCAATGATAGATACAAGTCAAATGATGCCTGTTCTTATGGGCATGCTAGGATTAGGTGCAATGAGAACCGTAGAAAAGGTACAAAAAGTTTCACGGGAGAAATAAATGCTAAAGATAGGAATCGCTATAGTATCAATACTATTAGTTACAGGATGTACAACTGCAGCAACAACAAGCTCTTTGAAAGAAGACGCTGAGCCAACACTACAAAAAATGCAAAGAAAAATGCGAGGAAAAACAGTAGAATATTGTGTAACACGTGGAGGCGGGAAAACGTGTACTTATTTAAGTGAGCATGAAGTACGTGATCGATTAAGACGCATGGGAATATTTTAATGAAAAATCCAGTAGCCAAGTTTTGTCGCAAGTTCAATAAGAGCAGGATCTTTCGTAACCGCAAGAAAGAGGCGAAAAAACGAGGCTACTACAACAAGTCAGAAAAACACTACAGGGATGGCGACAATACGTGATTAAAGTATACGCAGATATTTTTCGAGAAAAACTGCACAGACAAAAAGAGTCAATTCGTAAAGAGCTAGATCGACCCGCTAGTGAGCGAAGAAGAGAATGGTTGAAAAAGCAATTATGCAAAACGAGAGAACTAAAGAAACTAGTGAAAGAAATGAGTTCTGAAAAATGTCCTCATTGCGGTGAGAGTTTAAATTGACTAATTATGTGTCACCCTGTAAAGGGGTATGTTTGTTAGACCCAGTAATAAATGAATGTATAGGATGTTACCGAACTGCTTACCAGATACAATACTGGAATACAATGTCCGCAGAAGAAAAAGGTGTCGTTCTATATCAATGCAAAGAAAAGGAACAAAAACGTGAGCAAAAAAGAAGGGATGAAATTCGATACTATCAAGCCACGAACCTATCTCTTGCCACCAAAGGCACTACTAGAAGTAAGCAAAGTTCTAACGATCGGAGCAGAGAAGTATGATGAAGAGAACTGGCGTAAGTTAGATAATCTTCAAAATCGTTACACTGGTGCAGCTCTTCGCCATCTTTTTGCTCATATGGATGGAGAAGAGCTTGATCCAGAAACAAACTTATCGCATCTAGCACATGCACTGTGCTGTTTACTTTTTAAATTGGAGATAGAACTTGAGACGACTAAGAAAAAAGGTGGGAGAAGACCTGAGCGATACGAACATCAAAAAAGTGATTCAAAGATTGAATACTTCTCATCAACCTATAACCAAAAAAGAAGCGTGCAACGTCCTGAAGATAGCATATAATCCCCAAAGACTTAACAAGATTATTGAGGAGTATAATGAACGAGTCGAGTATAAGACTAAACGAAGGGCACAGAAACGTGGTACGTATGCCACCCCCGATGAAATCACAGACACAATTAGAGCTCACCTTAGGGGAGACCCTATCACTGATATCGCAAACAATCTCTTTAGAACAGTGCCCTTTGTGCGGAACATTATTGAATCCGTTGGCATCCCTACGAGAGGTGCAAATCAAGAAGAACGATATGCAACTGGAGTTGTTCCCGAACAGTGTGTAGCCGAATCATTTGACGAAGGAGAGTTGGTCTGGTCTGCAAGAGACCATGCGACTGCTACTGTGCTCAATCGAGACATGAAACTAGACTATGAACAGAAATATGGAAGTAAGTGCTATACCATATTTGTACATGAAACCAGCGAAGAGTTTGAACATCTTGGACCGGGATATTATTCTTCTGCTCTTGCATATGACCTCGGAAGTTTAAAACATTTGCAGGAGTACAATATAGATTTGAAAAATATTTCTTGACAAAACAGTTATATTTTCGCTATAATATACATTCAGAAATCGGAGAAATAAGTGAAAAAAATAATTCTTTTAGTACCAATCTTCTTGTTTCAATGCGCCCCCGTCCCTGCAGTAATGGGATGTGCGAGTCAAAATATGTACTATGACCTTCCCGAAATACCTACAACCCCCGACGGTAGAGGAGCAACTCAAGTAGCATAATGGAAATTGTATTTACTCCAGATCCTGCATTAGTGAAGAAACTATCAAAATCAAACGTAATTCCTTTTCCGAGGACAAAAGAGATGGGCGATAGATTTTACCAAGAACAGTTAGATACGCTGGGCGATTGCCCAGGAAACAAAAACCCTAAAAGGAGGACACGTAGAGTGCCTTGGACTGACGAACAGAAAGCGGAGGCTGTAGAAGCCTATACAGATTCAGATCCAACTCCAGAGACTTCAATGGAAATCGTCAAGCAAATTGCAGACGATATGGGACAGTCTCCAAATGGAGTACGGATGATACTAACAAAAGCAGGAGTCTACGTGAAGAAAACTCCTGCAGCGAAGAGCAACGGAGCCAGTGCTAGTACAAGCACTCGAGTCTCCAAAGCTGCAGCTATCGATGACCTGACGGCTGCAATCACTGACATTGGAGGCACAGTCGACGAAGATATTGTCAGTAAACTCACGGGGAAGGCTGCAATGTACTTTGCAGGACTACTTCGCGAGACCAACTAAAGGAGAAAAACTTCTGGGGCGTAAAGCTCCTAACCCGAGTAGCCCCAGAATGTTTTAGTTCTTAGAGTACGAAGTAATACTTCAAAACTACTAAGGACTGAAAGTGAAAAAAGAAGAACTCCGAAGTTTGGTAGAGGAGTATGGCGATGCCATTATCACCTACCGCAGTGAGCAATCTAAAAAATTAAAATATAATGTTTGCACACTAGATTTTTCGACACCGTATATTCAAAAGAAAAAGACGCGAACAAAAGAGAGTATGGAAACTCTTTTGCTTTTTTGTTGGGATACGGACTCCTATCGAATACTAAAACCTAAGAATGTTACCACAGTTGTACCTCTTGCTTCTGTTCTCAAGAACGATCGAGGTACGTGATGGAACTTCATACTGCTCCCGAAGCGTACTCTCGTATTGTTCACTACAATGAAGAAAAACAAGAACAGATACGTCTTACAATCAATAGTTTTCGTGGAATAGAATACTTACACTTGCGAAAGTATTATTTAGATTTCAACGAAGAATGGAAACCCACTCCCGACGGTATTGCAATGCCACTAGATTTTGATAACTCTCGCGAACTCTTCTCTGGATTAGTTGAAATACTATCTCTTGCAGAGAGTAAGTCCGTAATCGAAGAACATTTCTTAGATTTGATTCAGGATCTTTATAAATAATTCTTGACAAAATCCTCAAACTTCCGTATAATACTCATATAAAATCAAAAACCCAGAGTATTTTATGAAAAATTTTCTTGATCTCGCCTCTCGTAAATACTATGAAGGTGATCCCATTATATCCGATTCAGAGTTTGACTCTCTTGCACAGCAGTGGAGTTATACAAAAGTTGGATATACTCCCACAGATGCATATCCTCATGCTTGGCGTATGCACTCTCTACAGAAGCTGCAAGCTCCCACCTTTCACAATGAAGAATGGGTAGTAAGTCCAAAGTTTGATGGTGCAGCAGTTTCTATTCTATACATAAATCAAGAGCTGGAAATAGCTTTGACTCGTGGTGATGGAATACAAGGTAAAGATATTACTGATAACATGGAATGGCTTGTTCCTCCAACTCTACCAATGTATGGTGTAGTTCAAATTACAGGAGAAGTTTGTGCATACAAGAGTGTGAAGAATGCACGTAACTATGCTGCGGGTGCGCTTGGTCTCAAAGATGATCGAGAGTTTGCAGATCGAGACCTTACAT